ACACCATCTACTATAGCATCTTCATTAAACGTCTGAGAGCTTTCTCCTGTGTTTGTTCCTTTTTCATCTATACAAGTCCATTGATTTAAAGAAGAGTTAAAAGAACTATTACTTCCTAACTGCCACCACGATACAAGGTTTGAATAGGCACTATGATTATTTAGGTTAGATGGTACTCCTTCATTATAAATTTCTGCTATTTGATTAGGTGTTCCACCTGTTCCGTCTGTTAAAGCTGTATCCCAGATTGAAGCGTTGCTTATTTTGCCATTTAACTCGCCTGTGTAAGCTGTTTGACTCTGTTTACTAAAAGCTCCTATCTTTAATGTCTGAGTAGAGTTATTTATGCTTGTTACTGCTTTATTATCTTCTTCTGTTCCGTTTATAAATAACTTTATGTTACTACCATCCCAAGTAATTACAATGTGATACCAAACATTAGTTTGTAATGTAGTTGTAGAAGTTAATGAATTAGAAGCAGTTGGTGCCCAGTAAAATTTAAATACTTTATTAACACCACTTGGTTCTACATATACAAGTAAAGTAGAATTTGAAAATGAGTTCTGAACCCATTGTCCAAAAATAGTTCCTTTATAACTTACAAGTGAATCGTATTTTACCCAAGCACTTATAGTTAAAGATGAATAAGAAGAATCTAAAGTTGTATTTGTATCTATATAATCACCACTCGCAGAATCAAAATCTAAAGCATAAGGAGAGTAACTTGTAGCTATATCTCCATCAGCTTCTTCCGCTGCAATATTTGGAACTAAATAATTTGCTCCGTTAAAAGCATCTTGGTCTCCTAAAGGATAGTAAGCAACAGGTTTTGGAGATAAACTCATTGGGTTACCTATACCAGTAGAGCTTGAACCATAAAGAGCAGCAATCTGATTAACTGTTCCGCCTGTTCCATCTGTAAGAGCGTAGTCAAAAATAGCTACTCCGTCAAGTTCGCCATCTAAATAACTACCAAAAAAATACCTTCCAATACGATTAAAAGAATGTTCGTTACCTGAAAAAACTGGCGTTGTTGTTACCTCTAAAATACCATTGCAATAACCTTTTAATTCATTTGCACTGCTATCGTATGTAATTGAATAGTGTTTAAATTCAGTGTTAGAAGCAGAAGTTGTAGTTAATGCAGTCCAAGAACCTGGTCTATTTTTGAATGATAACACACCACCTGTAAAAGCAATAGAAGTTAAAATACCTCCATCAATCGTGTCTTTACCAACAACAGTTTCGTAGCTTCCAGCAGGGCCATTTTGCTTATACCAAAAAGATAAACTAAAATCTGTTAATATTGGCATATTAGAAACTTCTATATAATCTGAACTGGCAGAATCAAAGTCCATAGAATAGTTACTCTGCTTGTCTTTATTCTCATTGTTAGGCAAACGCCATTGTCTATTTGTAAACTGTGTACTCATATTAATCTCCCATTCTATTCCAGTAAATTAGGTTTGAACCTGATACTGTGGTTAAGTCTTTAGTTAAATTAGTTCCTGTTGCGTTATATATCTCTGCTATTTGGTTTACTGTTCCGCCTGTTCCATCTGTTAGAGCTGTGTTCCAAATTGCTACCTCGTCAATTAGGCCATTAAAATAATTTTGACCACTTCCCTGTGTTCCAATTTTATTTTCTACACTTGATGAATGTAGGTTAGAAATTCCAGTATTATGTGTGCTGTAGGTTGCTTCTGTTCCATCTATAAAAATTTGACTATTTGTTGTATCTCCATTATTAATAAAAACTAAATGATGCCAATTTGTATCTGTAATCGTGTTACTTGTTATTGTTCTTTTGTTAGATAAAAAAGCTCCAGTGTTACTCATAAAAAAGTTTAAAGCTCCTGAGCTATTAAAATATGCGTTAAAAGTTCTATTACTACCAACATCATCTTTGCTTATCAAAATCATTTGACCATTAGTTTCTCTTTTAATCCACATTGAAATACTAAAAACACCAGATACTAAATCACTTGTTCCAATACTTATATATTCCGAACTGGCAGAATCAAAATTCATACTATACACGTTTGAAATGCCACTCGCAGTTACAGCTAAATCAAATGTTGAAGAGTTAGGACATCCAGCTCCACTTGTTTCATAGAATATTTTATAAGATTGAATAGTAGATGCAGCCAAATCAATTTCACCAGTAGAAGAATTAATACTTAATCCACTTGGATAAGCACTAAACACACCACCTGAAGTTGTTGGAGTAGTTGTTAAACTTGCAGTTCCTGTTTGTGGTAAGCTATTTGAACTATAAGCAAAAGTAGCACCATCTAAAGCATTTACTGTAATAGTATTATTAACTGTATTTGGACAACTTCCATTAGTAGTATATACAACAGTATAAGTTCCAGCAGTTGAATTATTAACATTTATAACACCTGTAGAACTATCTATACTTAGGTTTCCAGTAGATTCGCTAAATGTACCTGTTTCACCTGTGATGGTTGGAGCTGGTGTTGTTAGTGAATAAGTGTTGTGATACTGAATTACACCATCATTTGGCATATAGTAAGTAGTTCCGCTTAATGTGTGAGAGTGTGCTGTTCCATCTGAGCTTTCTGCCTGTGCTGCTGATTCAGTAGTATATAAAGGATAGTAACCATCTACAGCTAAAGCACCTGTAGGCATTTGACAATAAGCACTTGCTGAATAAGTTACTGTTGCACTATCTAAAGGTAATTCTGTTACTGTAGAAGCAGAAGAAGTAGCACTACATCCATTAGCATCAGTTCCCGTTACTGTATAACTACCAGCAGTTACATTAATAGCTTGTGTAGTTGCTCCAGTTGACCATAAGTAAGAACTTAACCCAGCAGTAGCAGTTAGTGTTGTTGTACTACCAGCACAATAAGTTAAAGTTCCTGTAATTTCAACAGTAGGTAAAGCATTTACAGTAATTGTAGTTCCACCAGAACTTGTACAACCATTAGAATCTGTACCTGTTGCATTAAATGTAGTTGTAGTAGTTGGTGATACTGTTCTTGGATTATCTGTATTACCATCATTCCATACATAAGTAGAAGCACCACTTGCAGTTAATATTGTACTTTCTCCATTACAAATAGTACCAGCAGAAGTGCTTACAATAACAGTTGGTAAAGCATTAATAGTTAAGTTAAATGTAGCAGTTGCAGAATCTGTATCTGTATATGTAATTAAATAACTTCCTACAGTAGAAGCATCAATATCAACTTCACCAGTTGTTGTGCTAATAAATACTAAACCAGTAGTAGAGCTAAATGTTCCAGCACCAGCATTGTTTTGTATAGTTGGCGTAGGGTCGCTTGCATCAGCACAAAAAGCACTTGCAGAATAAGTTATTGATACAACAGGTTGCCCTCCAGCAATATTAGTATCACCACTTGGCGAACTATCATAAACAGCACCAAAGTTATTGGTAGAATTAGCTTTTGCTTTTCCCCAATCGTTGTTGTTGTTCACACCACCTTGTCCCCATTCTATGTTATTATCTGGCATAATATATTTTTAAAGTACCCAACCTCCAAAATCTGCAACATCATCTGGATACATATCCTCTTGAGAATTACTATAATACTCAGGTATTAATCCAGCTGCGTTATTTTGCATAAAATCTATAAATCTGTTAGTGTAGAACTGAGAAACACTCCTACAACGTTCAACTAAGCTATCTACGTGTTCTTTGCTTAGTGCTGTGCTATTTTCAGGATTCTTAGTAAAAATACCACCATTAGAAATATTAACACCAGCAAAAGGTAAGTATTCAACTAAACTCCAATGTAGTAGCATTGGTTTTATATAATCGTTTAATAAAGCTAAGTAAGGGTCAGCTAATGTACCAGCAACTATTTCATTTTGTATTTTAACATATAACTCAGTACCTAAGTAATTTTGTATATGTATATCCTGTGCTTGGTTTATAAATGGTAATAATTTATCATTATCAATGTTACCATTAGCAGCAGTAAAAACTGAAATATCGTGTCTTGTTACAAATAGTGCCTTCATTTTTTAAATTGTTTTTATAAATTGTTTTATAGTTTTTAAAACAGATTTATATTCTTTTGCCTCTTTAGCAGCACCTTTTGCATCTTTTAATTCTTCTATTCTATTTTCATCAATACCTAATTCTTTTGCTATTTTCTGTACTTTAGAAATTAGTGCTTCCATTTTATTAGCTGCTTTTAATGCTTCTTCTATTTTAGTTTCTGCACTTCTTGCTTCACTTAATAAACCTTTAATTTTAGAATTAGCAGTACCAGTATTTTTGTAATAAAGTGTATTTAATTTTTTTAAATCATCAACATCACTCAATTCTATTCTTTCACTTGCTAATTCTACTTTTGTAGTTTCACTTAGTTTTTCAAATACTCTTCTTTGTGTTCTCATTTTTAT